ATCCGTTAAAGGATCCCCCCGTCACCTGGCTGCCTAAGCATTACCATGACGAGGTCTGGCACACGATTACGATCTTCGTGCACCGCCGCTCCGCCTAAGTCCATTTCTGGTTGCGGAGCTCAAACGTGTCGCGGCTGCTTTCGCAGCGCTTGCGACACAAGAGAGACCATTTCACATGGGCTCAGACTTATTAGGATTCGCTTTCGGATACCCGATTGCGAACTGCCTGATCTGATGCCTAGTGATTTGAATAGGTTCCTCTCTTATCTTCTCCTTCAGGGGAGGGAACGGGCTGCTGTGGTGTTTCCTAGGAAACAGTCTCGCTTGCGAGACGCCCATGGCTTCCTTCCTCTGATGCGTATGCTGAAACACGAGCGATGGGAGTTTGCCCATTCCGTCGCGTCAATTAAACGCAGCCTTCCTCAAGGCTGTAGGCAGCATACGCCTTCCGCGCGTCCTGCTTGGGAGCAGAACGCGTTCTCTATACCCCCCTCCTCTTCGCCCGAGTACCTTCGGTTCGTGAGAACTGAAGTGTCTCGTATCTTTCCTTATGGTTGGGATCGGAACTATGCCGATTTTGTTTGGCGTCATGTGCCCAACCCTTCCGCCAGGATGTCCTGCCCCCGTGCAGACATGTACTGGTGTGGAAAAGGGAAAGATTTCCGTAGGCAGTGCCTGACGGGTCGATCAGTTCCGATCGATCAGCCCGTTTTGGCCCGGTATAAGGAAGTGATGAGTGCCGGTAAGTGCAGACCGCTCGTTATCTATGACGAGTCCACGGAAGTACTGGCTCCTTTTCACAAAGTCCTGGATTCTCATCTCATGAGTATGCCATGGCGCCTTGTCGGACCACCTACGGAGGCGAAAATTTCATCTGCCTGTGTTTACCCTTGCCAAACCTCAGTAGATTTGGTAAGCGCCACAGACAACCTGTCACTTGAGGTGACAGAGGCGATACTGGGCTCTTTGCTTGGAAAGAGTCGTAATATCCCAGGACCGGTACGCTTACGAGCCTACCAGTCACTCCGGCCTATTGTTGATTGTGCCGGAGAGGGGCGGGAAGTATCGCATGGGCAGATGATGGGGAGCTACCTCTCCTTTCCTCTCCTTTGCCTTCACTCTTACCTCGCAGCGCGTTGGGCGCTTCGCGGGGAAGAAGGCAATGTCCTCGTAAACGGAGATGACACGCTTGTATCGTCATCCCGTTTTCTCGAAGCTTCAGATTACCCTAGCGGGTACTTGTTAAATGATCTGAAGACAATTCGATCCGGAACCGTAGCTGAAATCAATTCGACCGGGTTCCTAAGAGGCAGAGGGGGTAAGTGGCGCGAGATTCGCAACTTACGGAGAGGTGGTTTTCTAACCGATTATGCTGGAATGCAGCACGCCGCTAAGGCGGTCTCCAGCAGCGTTGCCTGGACTGATGCTTTCATCAGGTCCAGGATCGGAAAGAAATGGGGATTTCTTCCCTCCCAGCTTCGGTTGAACCCGAAGTCCTACGTAGCTTTCGAGCGAGGTAGGTCAATGTGGAACAGGAACTATACCTGTCTACCGGAGGCACCCAACGTGCCTTCCACATTGCTTCAGGGTGTCCGTAGACGCCTTGATCCCGATGAGCAAGTAGCTCTGTTCCTGCACCAGTGGGCTACAGGTCGGGAGGGAGGGAGGAAGAGAGACGTATTTAACCCGTCGGTGGGTTCGGTACGTCGGACCTACGCGTACAGGGCTGTGAAGCCCTGGTCCCGGCTGACTTTCCTTGGAAAGCTGGCGGCTCTTAAAGTGGAGCCGGCGCGTAGGGAGGAGGAGCTACGTTTTCTACCAGTAGATTACGTTAGCATGAAAGAAGATGTCGTTCTTAAGGAGCTTGCCGCTTATGGCTCCTCAGTGTTTGAGAACGACTAACTTGGGAAGTGGTCCCTTGGCCAGAAATGTCGCGCCTGCGCGACGGTGGGGGTGAACGTGAAAACGACCTTACTCATAC